CATGCCGTCCTTGGCCGATTGCTTGTAGAAGCTGCCCACGCTCATGGGTTAATCCTCAAAATCAACGTCACCAGCGCATCCCCACCAGGCTCTTGGCGGATCAGCGTGTACGTGCCACCACCGTCCTGCACGGGCAGATCGATGCGCACCTGCTGCCGCTCGACAACGCCCTGCGCGTCGGCTACCCGAATCACCAGGTGCGGCTCGCGCAGCCCGGTATTGATCCGGCCCAGCTTGGGTTGCAGCCACGGTGCCGAGAACATGCCCGCCACCTCGCGCCCCTCAATGAACGCCGTGTCGCTCAGTACATCGAACACGGCGTCATCGAGAGTCCCGATCAAGTCACGGAACGCCATGACTACAGCGTCAGGCGGATCTGCGCCCGAGGTCGGGTGCAAAGGTGCAGCGGGTTGGACTGAGCTTCGCCCGCCACGCCCTTGCCGAACGGCAGCGTCTCCAGCTTGCTGTAGTACGGGATGCCCTGAGTGTTGACCGTTTCCATGTAGTCCGCTGGAGCGAAGGCCGAGATGTACAAGTCCGGTACGCCCTCAGGCACGAGCAGCGCCTCGTCGTCATTCACGAAAGCGATACCGGCGACCTTGCCACGGTAGCGCTCCCAGACGATGCCACCGAACTCGAAACTTTCTCGGGCATCACCCCGCAGCTCCGACGCCTGCGCCGAGTTGAGGTAGGTTTCTTTGACCGACTTGTGAACGATCAGCTTGTTCCAGAAGTTCTTGCCGCAGAACGCTCGCGAGCCGGTGCTGGTAACGCTACCGAGTGCGTCCTCTTGCATGTCCAGCGCTTCGCCCGCTTTGACGCGCAACTCGGTACCTGCGTCGTTCAGGCCCATGGTCAGGCTCTGACGCTGGACACCAAAGGCCGAGTAGATGTCCAGCAGCACGGTTTTGCCGTCCGCATCCAGCACCTTCCCATTGAGTGCGCCCATGCGCTGGAACTCGTGTGTGGCGTCGAGCTGGCGGCGTGCACGGGCCAGCCGGGTGTTGATCACGTCCTGAACAGCCTGCAGTTCAGTACGGGAACCGAATGCTCGAATGCCTTGAATCTCATCCGCCCGGATCGTGAAGCGCTCCGGCAGGTGGACGGTATTGAACGGGATCATCTGACGCTTGGTACCGGTGACCACAAGACCGGAGCTACCACGCTCACCAGCCGGGACCAGCGCCAGGGTGTCGCCGTCCTTTTCGATCTGCACGGTCAGGGTCGCGATGCCCTCTTCCTGAAACAGACCGAGGCCACTGATGCGACCGGGCAGGTACGGTTGTTCGTTGATGGCAGCGGTAAGCGTGGCGACGCTGAATGCTTCGTCGTCGAAAATGGCGATATCGGCCATGGGGGTATTCTCCAGAAAAGCGAAACCCCGCAAATGGCGGGGTCGGATAAACGAAAATGAATCAGGCTTGTGGCCGATAGATCGATCAGCGAAGGATGATGAACTGCTTGGCCAGCGCCTTTTCGGCGTCCAGATCCAGACCGGTCAGCAGCGTTTCCGCAACCTCGGCCAGTCGCACGACGGCGCGACCACGGCGAACGATGTCGGACTCAGGAAGCGGCGCGAAAAGAATCGCCGCGGCGATCTCGCTGCCGTCTTCGGCGGTCGGATCATAGGGCGCGAACTCTCCGGAGGCTGCAACCAGACCCAGCAACTGGCCCGCATTCAGGGCCTCACTGGCTGCCACGTTGATCGACTCTCGCGAGATGTTTCCGGCACCTTCGGAGAGAAGGAATTCACCGGCATGGATAGGCTCCATTTTGATGGTCATGGACGTGCTCCTGTTGAGGTCGTTTTCTTGCCACCCTGCGCCGCCCTGCGGGCCGCGTAGATGTCGTGGTGATCGGGTTGTTTGGCCTGAACCTTGGCCGGTGGATCGTCCTGAAGTGGCAGGCTGTTATCGATTTCAAAGCCTTTGCCGCTGCTAACCAGCTTCTCAAACAAACGCGCTTGCACGGCCTGCTTGTCCAGACCGGCGCTGACGAATTCGGCGGTCAGCTCCGGCAAGCGAGCCGCAACACACAGGTCGCGCACACCCTTCGCCTGGGTGATCGCCGCCTGCACCGTCGCGTGATCGGCAAGTTTGGTGGACGCGATAAGCGGCTCGATCAGGTTGTTGATGCCCGCCGCGCCGCAAGCTTTTGTAATCATGAGCGCCAGGGCGGATGCATCGGCCGGTTCAGGATCAGTTGGTGGGTCAGTTCGTTCTGGCTCCGGCTCGGGCTCCACGGCGTTGAGCTGATCCAGCAAGGCCTTAGGCGTCTGGCGGAACCGCTGTATGGCAGCGCCCTGCCCCAGACATGCTTTGACCTCGACTCCCGCCCCGATCTCGTCGGCCAGGCCAAGCGCCAGTGCTTCCGGCGCGGTGAGCCAGGTTTCAGCGTTGACCATGCGCCGCAGCTCGACCTCGTCGATGTCAGGCGACTTGGCCTTGTACGCCGCGATAATGGCTTCCAGCGTCTGGTCCAGCACATCGGCGACCTTGCGCAGATCCTCGGCATCACCGGCTGTGTAGGTCCACGGGTTGTGGATCATCAACATGGCGTTGGAGGCCATGACCATGCGGTGTGCGCCACACGCGGCAACACTCCCGGCACTGGCCGCCAACGCATCGATCCGCGCCGTGCAGCGCTCACCCAGGCGGTTCAGCGCATTGTGAATTGCCAGACCGTCGAATAGGTCGCCACCGATGGTGTTGAACGCTGCCACGATGGGCGACACGCCGTCATCAATGGCTTTCAGGTCCTGAATGAACTGATTGGCCGTGATGCCCCAGCCGCCAATCTCACCGTAGATGTAGATCTCGATGGTGGTCTGCTCGGCCTGGGTTTCGGCCTTGATGCGGTACCAGTTCTGGTCCTCGACCGCCAAGGCAACCGGGGCCTTGTTGAAAATGCGAAACGGCAACAGCGGTTTCATGGGTTCTCCTTCTCGTCGGGGTCCTCATCGAACGCCGACAAGGTGCTGTAGTTGAGGCCCAGTCCACGGGCACGAGCCGCGTCAGCGGCGTTTTCTTCGTCAACGATCTCGGCATCGGTGCCGGTGCGCAGGCACATCTCACTGCGCGAGGCCAGGCCCGCGTTGATTTCCATCGTTCTTGATTGCACGTCCTGCACCGGGTGGATGTAGGACCAGCCTTGCGGCACCCAGCGCGTGCGCAGGTATTCACGGCGGCGTGCCGCGTAGTCGTCCAGTTGCAAAGCACCCGACAACACTGCCATGTCCATCCATGCAGCCCGGACGGGACGGCATAGCTGATGGACGTAAACGCTGAACTGCAATTGCTCCAGACGCCGACGAAATTCGTTGAGCACCACACGGATGGTGCGGTCGTTGACGCCGCGCATGTCGCCGGTCATCAACTCATAGGGCAGCCCCGCACCGGCAGCTGCCGCCATCAGTTGCTGTCGCATGAAGTCGGGGTAGTTGTTGCCGCCATCGGGCGGTGTCGAGAACTCGACCTCCTCCCCCGGCAGCAGCTCCTGCATCGTGCCAGGCTCCAGCGCGACCATCGGCGTGAAGCCATCGCCTCCGACCTTGATGGGCGCGCCCGTCAACGGGTCGAGCATGGGCGGACCGTCAGCAGACGGCTTGCGGATGAAGCCCGCGAACAGGTTGGCCACCTCCTGACGGAACAGGACCGCATCGTCGAAGTTGTCGAGACTGCGCAGTCGCTTGAGCACCGGTGCAAGCCTGGGCACGCCACGAAGCTGGCCGGGCTCCACCGGCTCAAAGATGTGCAGCATCTGGCTGGCCGGGATGCGCACCAGCATGTTGTACCCAGCATTGATCGACGTCATGTCACTGGGGTGTGAGCGATAACACCAGTACGCCACGCGCTTGCCGAAACCGTTGAATTCGATCCCGGCACGGATGATGTTGCCGGTGCTGGTCACCTCAAACTTGTCATGCGGAACGAACTCGGGTGCCAGGCATTGCAACTGAAAAGGCACCGCCAAGCCGTCGTCCATGCGCCTGGGTCGTAACCGGACGAAGCATTCGCCCGACTGCTCGACCGTCCGGGCGATCAAGGCTTGCTGGCCGTAAAAGTCAGTCAGCTGATCGGCATCGGATTCGTCTACCCAGTCTTCCCAGGTCTCCTGAAAAATACGACGCAGTTCCTTGTCCGCGATCCTGGGCTGCGGGGTGATGCCGGTGCCGATCAGGTTGCTTACCCTGCGATCAATGGCATTGGCCGCATACGGATCGTTGCGCACCGCCGCTCTGGAGCGAGAACGCAAGTTGCGCAACGCAGGCATGATCAGGCTGTTGACGCCTGTATCAGGTGCATCCCAGGTGGCAGATCGGCGACCGTCGGCAGCGCCTTCGTAACTGGCCTTCATACGCTCGGGCAGGACGAAGCCGGAACGCGTCAGCGTGGGGTAGCGAGTAGTCACAAGCCCTTGCCCCCATGGTAAAGACGGACAACGCGGGAGCGTGGACCGGCAGCGTTGGTCAGGCTGGTGCGGATCAGATCGCGAGCCTGGATCAGCTCATCAACCGAGCGGTACTCGACCGTCCGATCTGCGTAACGCACGATCTTTTCGCCACGCCCTATCGCTGCCTCGACGGCATCAAGGTGCTTCTGGGTGTAAGCCATATCAACGTCTCTTCAGATAGCCGCTGGTGGAAGCACGGCGTTGCGTGGGTTGCTGGGGTTGCGGAGTCGGACGATCTGGCGCATGAACCGCAGCGGCCACAGGCTGGGGTCGAGGTTCGGGCCTCGGCTCAGGTTTTGGCTCGACACTCACACGCTCGGCCACAGGAGCCTTGGCATGACCGGTGTCGTCGAACAGACCGGCTTGAGCCAAGGCATTTTTGAGCCTGGCCCAGTCGTGTTCCCCATAGCGATGCAGCCCCAAGTAATGCGCCATCGCCAGGCTGTAAACCAGCAGGTCCAACGCTTCGTTGCGTTCAGCCTTGCCCTTCACCCACTCGATGCGCTTGAAGCCTTTGACGTAGCGAGTAACCTTGCGCTCGGCGACGCATTGGGCAAAGAAGTCATCGGGCAAATCCTTGGGGAAGTGCAACGCGCCTGGCCCGCTTTCCAAGTGGTAGCGGTTGTAGATCCAGTCCTTTGCGGTGTCGGTACCGACCATCCACAGCTCCGCGCCGTTGCGCTCGGTCTGGCCTTTCCACGTCACATCCACCAGTGAGGGCCGTTGAGCGATAACCGGCTTGCCGGGTTTGCTTGCGCCTTTGATGGCGAAGACGTTGCGCCAACGCCGAACGCGGCAGAACTGATAGACCTCGTGGGTGTGGTGTCCGCCTGAGTCAACGCCCGTTGCCAGGATCGCCAGGCTAACCCCGCACGGGTGGCGGTAGCGCTCTTTGAGCTTTTCATCCAGCACCAGCCAGGTGCGATCATCGGCGGGATCGCCCATGATCACTTGGAAGTCAACGATCCAGCGCTCCATGCCTTCGCCCCAGCCAACCACCATCATTTCCAGACGGTTGGCCTGCACGTCGACAGAGGCCGTGAGCGACAGAACGCCAGCGGGCATGGTGCCCAACACGTAGTTTTCCAGCAGCGCTCGGGCTTGCAGGACATCCGCTTTGGTTTGCTCTTGTGCGCTGTCCCAGACCTTGGCAAGGCGGGTGTTGTAAAACACCTGCATCGGCTCCAGGTCGCCCCGGTCCTGGGCCTTTTTGGCCTTCTCATATTGCTTGGCAAGTGATGCCCAGCTCTGCCAGCCCAGCGGGGCGTACAACGCGTTAAGGTGAAAACCCACCGTCTCGCCATCGCCCTGGGCATGTGAGCGCCATTCGCCACGGGCGAGCATGTCGCCCTTGTGAAACTCCTCGATCAGCACATCGCAGTCTGGACCGGCGCACTGGTAATGCACGGTGCTGAAGTCCGGCGAGTAAAGCAGGCGTTCCCACTCCAGCGTCTGCATGTGCCCACACGTCGGGCATGGCACGTAGTAGTAACGCTGGTCGCTGGTCGAGAACAAGTCATCAATCCGCGAAGCGCCCTTGATGGTCGGCGAGCTGGAAAAATAAAACTTGGCGTTGCGGCCGAAGGTGCTGCCCCGCGTCTCGGCCAGTTCTATCGGATCACCCTCATCATCGACATCCACATCCCAGCGATCCACCTCGTCGCCGTAGACGAATCGAGCCGACAGCTCAGCAAGGTTCGCCGCAGAACCGGCTGTGGTGGCGAACAACGCCCCACCTTCAAACTCTTTGGTGTCCATCGTGTTGCGGGCGTCACGCGAGCGCGGTGAAGCCACACGTTCGCGCAGGACCGGAGTGGCATTGATGGTCTTGCTGATCCGCGCTGACACTCGCTTCGCCAGGCTCAGGCTGGGCAGCAACGTCAGAATGTTTGAAGGCGACATGTGAATCAGCGCGCCGATCCAGTTCAAAGCGATCTGGGTTTTCATCAACTGCGACGCCACCATTGTGACGACCCGTTTGCAGGGGTGAGCCGGTGACAGGCACCGCATGGGCTCGCGGGCATAGGGTGTCCGGGCCGTTCGATATTGGCCGGGCTCTGCGGCTCCAGTGTCACGCGGGATGCGCATGTACTCATCGGCCCATTCATCGACCCAGAGTTCCGGGTCGGGCTCAAGCCCACGGCAATACGCCTCGCGGTACACCTCGGCACCGTCTGCGTATCCAGTGGGCATAGGTCTATTTCTCGGTCATGGCGTGTTCAAGGTCGGCGGTGGTCATGCGGGCGGCATCCTCAAAGATGCGGCGAAATGCGCCGGTCAGGTGTTTTTCGATTTGCCAGGGGTCAGTCATTGCAGCCAGCTCCGGGGCCAACTGCGGAGAAAGGCCGAACATCAGGTCGCGCACGGTGCGGCCAGCGGTGAAGGCGGCTTTTGAAACCGCTTCCCGCACAACCAGATTGCCTTGGACCTTGTGAAACTCAGCCTCGGCCAACTGCCCGAGGTAGTACTCGCGATGCGCTCGAGACTTCTGAAAGTCCGGGCCTTTGTTTGGGGGCTGCACCGCAGGTGTTTCGGCACTCGGCAGAACTTGGCTGTAAACGTTGCGATCAACACGCCCCTCTTCATGGCGAGCCGCGACAGCGGTCTTGCTCGGATCAGCGGATTCGGCCAGCAGCGCTTCGGTGGCTTCCAGATCAATCTTCCCGTCCGGAGTGAGAACCAAGCGTTCCTGCTTTGCCAGTTTAGAAACGTAGGATTTGGCCCAGCCGCGCCGTGCTGCGAAGTCCGACTTGCTGATCACTGTCATGCTGAAATGTCCTGTTCACCCAATGAACACGGGGTGTTCACCTGTTCACCGCAGTTCACTAAGCTGGTGAACCGTCCGCTAACCAAATCCCGCGAGTCCGCAGCCCCGTATGCCCCGAATACCCCCAGGGTCCCCCCCTCTCTCGGGGCGCACCAAAACAGGTCATTCGACCCGAAACACCGAGATCACGGGCCAGGGTGCGGGTGGCCGTAGGTAGGTCCACGACCTACTTGCTCTGGCTGCGCAGGATCTGGGCGTCGACCTGATCGGCACAGGTGTCGAGCAGCTTGATGGCCTGATCCTTCAGCTCCCAGACGTCGCCGTTCGAACGAAGGTCAGCCTCATCGGCGTTGATGCGTTCGCAAGGAATCAGCTCAGGGGGTTCGATTCGAACCGCTGACATTTTTGTGACCACCACCGGCTTTGCCGCGCAGGCCGTCAGGCAAAGGCTGAGAAGCCCAATCACGAACGGGCTTGCTGTTGCGCTTGAGGTCTTCAAATTGTTTCCTCGCCTGTTTGGCTTTGCCTTCACTGGCCTTGAGCCGCTTGCTCAGATCAGCCTGGTAGTCGGCATTACGCTTGGCTTCTGCCCGTAGCGTGGTGATGGTCGCCTCGCTCTCTTTGTTGGCCGCGATGGCTTCGTTCTTGCTCTTTGTCTCAAGTTGCATGGCACCGGTGATAGCGAAGACCCGGTACTGCTGAATGCCGACGAGCAGTACACCCACCAGCGCGATGATGATTGCAGCGGCGATAGCCTTCATAGTGAATCCACCTTCCGGCCAATGAAGCGGGCCACCAATTCGCGAATGGCCGTAACGCCAAGAAAGCCAATCGTTCCACCTGCAGCTACCGACAAACTGGGCGGCCAGGTCATCCACTCAATCAGGCTGGACGCAACCAGACTCAACGAGCCGCAGATCAGCGCTTCGAACAGTATCCGGCGCTTACTGGTTTCTTTGGCGTCGTAGAGGATGCGCAGTAGAGAGACGACGATGGCCATGATCATGCCCTGCCACAGTGGATTTGAAATGGCCGCCACGATCCTGGCCCACGTATCTGGTTTGTCGGGCATGGTGCGCATCCGGTTACCACCCTTGGGGTGAGCTAAAAATAAAAACCCCGCCGAAGCGGGGTGAGTGACAGCCTGGGGATGGCTGGGTTAAAGCATGCACAGCAGGTGCTCTGTAGGCGATTCAGGCGCAAATCGCAGATCGTGCCCACCTTGTACCTGCGTTCGGAAAAACCGAAAAGGGCCTGTTAACGGTTGGGCCAAATGTGTCCGCGATAGAACACCAATGCGACCACAATGCGACAAACTACCCGGACGAACGGTCATGCTGTCCTAGAGGGCGCAGCGAGTCGGATTCCCTAACCGACCTCGGCAGTTGAACGCTGGATTGTCGATCTGGCGGCAGCCCACGATGTGCGCGGGTACGTGCTTTAAGAATCACCAACACCTGCTGGTGAAGCCGAGCCACCCAATTGCGGTAAGTACGATCAGCACCCTCCGTGATACCGGCACTGCGCATCTGCTCTCGAACGGTGGTCTGCGTGCAATACCGGTCTCGTGCCAGGCGTGCTAACGGTGCTTGCCCGGAACGCTCCAGTTCAGCCACAGCAGCGCCGACCTCACTGGCGATGTGATCAATGCCGCATCCGGCGTTACCCAATATCCGGGAACCCGGCGTGCCACGCGGCGGCGCACCGCCCCATTCGATGATCGCCCCCATCTGACTGCCTAACCCACCGCCATGGCCGCGCTCTCGCACCTGCTCGCCCCAATGCACCATCAACGCTTCGATTTCCTTGATCACAGACCTTTTCCCTCAAAAAATGAACCCGACACACAAAATGGCCTACCCAACACAAACCCAACACACTTAAAACTCTTTAAAAACAATGAATTACTAAAGATTGTGCTGGGTGTGTTGGGTTGGTCGGGTTTATTAGCCCTCGCATGAGAAAAAAACATCGGTGCTCTTCCTGTTGAAAATAATGTCATGCATGCGCGCGCGCGACGCCAAACCCAACACACCCAACACACACGTCTGCACCCCGCGAAAAATGGGCGCTTGATCTGTGTCGGGTTGCCAAAACCAACCCAAAACATACCCAACACACCCGACACACTTTTGGATGTACTCATGCTGCGGATGCCTTCACATGGTCCCAGGCATCGACGTTCCAGCCTGCAAGCCGTGCTTTTGAACGCCACTGCTCGACAGCCTTGCCCAAGTCCGGCGCTCTCATTGATGGGGGCAGGGTAGCCTCAGGATCATCGGGCACAAAGAAAGCGCCGAAGCGCCTGTCATTGCGCTCGGTCCAGGGTATTGACCGGGTCTTCTCCACCTCCGAGCTGATGAACAGCGAGAACTTCGTCTGACTCATCACATGCTCTTTGTTGCGCTGACACCACTCGATGAACAACGCATACAGATCAGTCGAGAGGCACGCCCCCCAAAGGCCACGCCCCAACTCGCCATAGCGCCAGAGGTGCAGAAACGTCTGCCACCCTGCCCGGCTCAGAGCAACCAGTCGCTCACGTGACGCAGTGCTGGGCGGCCGGGTGCGTTCATTAAAGTCACCCAGATCCACGCGTAGAAGCCAGCCGTAGAGAGCCGCAACGCCACCATTCTCCAGCTCGCGTCCGATGGCTTTCTGTCGGGCAACCGGCAAGGTTTCCATCGGCCACATGACCAACATTCGTCGGTCACTGTCGCTGATCGGCCACGGCAGGATCTCGTTGCTGAGGAACACTGCGTTCATGTGGTTGGCCTCCTCCCAGCCGTTGATAAACTTCGACTCCATCCGCACGGTCTTGCCGGTGACCAAGTGCTTGATCTTGCCGACCTGGTTGTAACGCTGATCGCGGCTGACCACCTCTTCGAACACGGCCCACATCTTGCGGCTCTGCCAGGCGTTGAAGTTGCTCTCCAATTGGGTCTGGCCAACCGTCGCGGCGTACTGCCCGTAAAGCGCGCCAAAGGTGTCGGCGAACAACAGGCTTTTGCCCGAGCCTTCCATGGTGGAGTGCATCAGCACCGCCGTGTCCATCTTGGCCCCGAGGTGTTGCAACGGATATGCAAGCCATCGAGTCAGCCACAGCGCAGCAGCCTCATCATGGTTGCAGAGGAATGAGATGAGCCAGCGCAGGTTGGCGCACGCCGCGTCGTCGTTGACCGGCTCCAATGGCAGGCCATCAAAGGTGTTGATGTAAATGCTGGGGTCCTTCGTCATGGTCGGGTCGAAGACAATGTGTTCGACGTCCACCACACGCCGCTCGCCGCTGTTCAACCAGAGCGCATAGGTGTCGCCCAAAGCCATTTTGACGGCCCCCTCGGCGATCCGGCGTTTCTTCTCCCGATCCCAAACATCTTTGGTGCCGTCGATATAGACATAACGTTCGGTAGGCCGCATGCCCAGCGCACCGCCCTTCTTGCCCGCCATTTTCCGGGCCTGCTCGATGTCCTTTACCTGATCATCGGCGATCAGCTTCTTGTCAGTGGCATCGAGCCAAAGCTTGGCAATGGGTTTGCCCACACGCGCTTCAAAGGCCGACTTCTTCATCGCCCGAGATTTATCGAAGTCCCAAACATGCGTCGTGCCTTCTACCAACGCAAAACGCCGCAGCACTTGCTCGATAGTCAGCTCCTCCCCCGCCCCCCCGTCAGGTGCAGGAGCCGCCTCGCTTGCCGCATCCGGTGCTGCTGCATCTGGCTTGTCGCTACCCTCAGTTGGGGCCGGGGGAAGATCGCTTGCGCTGGGCCGGGTCGATTGCATGCCGAGCATTCGCGCCGCGTCCTTCACCGCCTTGGACTGATCACCGCCATGCTCCAGTAGGCAGAACACTTCGAATGCATCGTTTTGATGACCGTTGGCCAGCGGATCAGCCGCATGGTGCGAATACACCTTGCCTTCAGCCACAGTGATCCCAGGCAGCCCGGTACTACTTTGCGGATACAGCCATTTGCCCCCGCGCTTGGTATAGCCGTGGCTGCGCAAGATCTCTTCGACATCGTGACAGTTGTTGAACTCGTCGATCACAGACGGACGATTGCCCGCCACAGGGGCGCGCTTCGGTTTGGGCTTTTGTTTGGCGGTAGGCTTGGCATCCTTCGGCAGCCATGGGCACGCGGCTTCCGCGCCCCGCTTGAAGACATCCCAGTTGTTCCAGACATTCAGCAGGTCGCCGATCAGAACCGGAAGCCCCGAAGCATCAGGCGGCGTGCGCCAGGTGTATGGCTGGCCGGTGCCAGGGTGTATCGATGGCGGCAGCACGTCCTGCACCAACCCGGCACGCAGTTCGAACACAGTGAGCCGCTTATATTTCTCCGCATCAGCTCGATACAAAGCCTCCCGCGCAGTATCGCCTGCATCCCGAGCGGCATTCGCCTTCAGCATGATCGATTTATGTATTGACCCGTCCGGATCGTTTTCATTGGGCCAGGCAAGGGCGTGCCGGGTTAGATCAAGCCCTTCAGGCACTCGAAACAAGATACGGAATCGCAGCGGGTTGCCAACGACGGTCGGGAAAGCCAGCGCGAGCGCATCCAGATCCAGACCCAGCAAATCGTACAAGACGACTCGCGTCCATTGAACGTCGTCGACGTCCAGCGAACACACCCGACTCGGCCCCAAGACGACACCGAGGTTATGGTTCGGATTCTTTGTCCAGAACGCCTCAGCCTTGGCAGGATCGACGATGTACTTACCAGGCTGGTTCCAGCCCCTACCCTTTGGGCCTTTTTCGCCCGGTTGAATCGGTACTAACGCAAAATTGAATGTCTCGCAGTAGCGGCGTGCCCAAGCAGAAAGCGGTGTTGGACGATCACTCATCTACGCTGCTCCCGCAGCGACTGACAGTGAATGCACGTTTCGCAGCCAACAATGGCAGCACGGCGTGGCTCAGGGATCGGATCGTCGCAATCTTCACAAAATTGCGCGCTGACAATGCTTGTCGGGATGCGGCGATGCCGAAACAGAGCAACATCCAGAAGGTACTGCGCCTGTTCTGTGGCGCGGTCGATATCGTCAGCCATTGGAACGATCCTCCATCGCCAGACGAGCGCCGGCCATGATGCCCAGCACCGCACGAATGATGTCGTTGCCCTGCTTCTCCAGCAGAGCAACTTCGTGCAACTCCCATACCCCATCAGCAGCGCCGTTGTGCATGCCTGAAACGAACTCGCCTGTTTCGGTCAACAGCTTGCCAACCGACTTGAGCGCATCCTGGGTTGCCGCGACGGGCTCGGGCTGATACCAAACAGCCCCGGCGGGACGCATCAAAGCATCGAGCAAAAGCGGGCTGCCGGTAAGACGAATAACATCCTCCAGCTCATCCGGATTGAGCCAGCGCCGCTCCTCGTCGAGTTTCAGCTTTTTTTGAAGAGCGTCGTTGTCCAACACCATGTCGTGGGCAAGGGCAGTCACCCCGCCCTTGTAATCGCGCCCGGCGCGGTAAAGCGCCTGACGCAACGAAAGCACCTGACCAGCGTCAGGCAAAAGATCCATGCGACTCATAACCGTAAAATCCCCGTTTACGGTGTAGCCATAGGCAGGGGCACCCCCTATCCTACGACCACGACCGATGTGCTGTGCTAAACGTGCTGTGCGGCACGGTTCTCGTTCGAGCCAACCAGGTGAATCTTGTGGTGAGAGGACCTGATCGGCGGAGTTGGCAGTTTCGCACTGCCGTTGCTGGGTCGGGGGGATCTTGTGGTGAGAGGTCCCCGGCCCTGCGACTTTTATGCAGCTTCAGAGCCGCGAAGGTAAGCCCAGTCGATGTCTGGGCGCAGCACCTCGCATACCACCGTGCCTTTCGACTCTCTCTCAATGTTGACTGCAAGAGCGGCACTGGCCCGGCGATTACAGTAAGCAACTTGTCTGAGCTGCCCGGCAGAAGTCCCGCAACGGCGGGCAAACGCGTCAAGGTCAGGTTTATTCAAAGCCTTCAAATATTCGTGCAGGGTCATATGCACCTCCGTTCAGGATGCGCAGATTAGCAATTGCTAATTGATACAGCAATAGCAAACCGTAATTTACTGTTTGCTAACGGAAAGCGATCATTGGGGAATGGATATCTATACGCAGCGAATTAGCGCCCTGCGCACCGCGATGGCGGGGCTGAGCCAAAAAGACTTTGCAAACCAACATGGGTTGGACGCATCGTATTTGTCCCAGCTTTTGAATGGTCATCGAAAACTCGGCGAGAAAGCAGCTGCAACCCTCGAAGAGAAGATCAACCTGCATCCTGGGACCCTGGTGAATCCTGAGCTATCGAGCGGCTCCGATGCAGCAGAAATCATAGTGCCCACTGTTGCCCCCGTTGACAGTCGAACGGTGATGCAGTCGCTCGGATTCATTACTATCCCCCACCTCGACGTAGCGGCGTCAATGGGGTCTGGCAATGTTCCGCCCGACTCTCAAATTGAAGTGATCAAGGACATTACGGTGCACCTTGACTGGCTCAAGACCCAAGGACTAGCATTCTCAAGGATCGAGAACTTAGCGATTATCACTGGTGATGGCGACAGCATGGACGGGACATTTCGCGACGGGGACTCCCTGCTTGTTGATCGAGGGATTACCGAGATCAGAACCGATGCAGTTTACGTCTTCACATTGGATGGCGACCTATACATCAAAAGACTGCAGCGCATGACTGGCGGGGCGTTGCGCATGATCTCGGATAACCCTTTGTACCCTGCGATAATCATCGAAGGTGCGGATCTTACAAAGGTCCATATTCAAGCCCGAGTCCTCCTTGTGTGGAATGCCAAGAAACTGTAAACCTAGTGCCCATCCAAGCCCGCAATTGCGGGTTTTTTTGTGCCTGAATGCAAATGAGTACAGATGTACTCTTTTTGGTATTGCGAAAAAGATCTGCGCAAAATACTGTATGCATATACAGATAAAGCCAAGGAGGACCCAATGGCTAGCGTAGCGCACAAGCTGGTAGCAACGATGTCTCCCGTACAGACACTTGCGGCTCGACTTCAAACCATTATTCGCTCCCAGTCCGCTCAGGGAGATCGATATGCGGTGATCTACAAAAAACCAGATGAAGATCAACAGCACTGGGATCAGATCATCGCAGCGATCGACGATACGGAAGGTGTTCACGTAAATATTCAATCTGACGGGGCCGCACGAATATCGTGGTATCTGCCCGAAACCCTACGTCGCCCTGAGTGCGGCAGACGCAGTAGCAAAACCGATCATTAATTTAGCATCTGCTATTGCATAGATATTTAGCTTTTGCTAATTTGGCTCGCACCCCTCTCACCACAGAGTACGAGCCATGCAAACAACACAGCGCAACACCCGCTGCCCGGTGTATCTCCACCCGGCAGCGGCCTCCAGCCGCGAATCTATCGCCACCATTCAGCGCCAAACCGGCCTTCTCCTGATCATCCCGCCAAAAAGCAGAGATGCGAAAGCAGCACCTGCACCGGCAGTCGATGACTTCGGTCCATGGGGAGGTGATGCGGCATGAAGCAGATCCTAATCGGCCTCACCGGCCCTGCCCGCTCCGGCAAAACAACCGCAGCCAGTCACCTGGCCCACGATCACGGGTTTGAGTGCTACGCGTTCGCCGACCCGTTGCGCGACGGCATCATGGCCATATTCAACCTCAGTCCCGAGGATTTCGAAGGCGACAAAAAGGAACAGCCCATCGACTGGCTGGGCCGCTCACCTCGCCAGTTGATGCAACTTCTCGGCACCGAGTGGGGCCGTCACATGATCAGCGCCAACTTGTGGGTCGACCTCGCCGAACAGAACCTTGATTGCCTCAGTGCGGTGTTCGACTGCGTGCCGGGATTTGTCGTGAGCGATGTCCGCTTCGAAAACGAGGCTGACTTCATCCGCAAACGGGGCGGGACGGTCATTCACCTCTACCGGCTAGGCGCAGCCGAAGTTAATGCCCACATCAGCGAAGCCGGTGTTTCAGTCCACCCGGACGACTTGGTACTAACCAACGACAGCGGCCTTCAAGAGCTGTATGGCGCACTGGACGAGCTGTATCGCGCCATCCGCTCACGCGGTTTGCTGGCAGTAGCCTGAGGCATTCCTCATGAACAGAACCCTAGACGCTACAGCAGCGATTCTCGGCATGAAGCCACGGGCATTTCGAGCCAAGTTGCGCGAAATCGGCGTGCTGACCCAGGCAGGCGAACTTGCTCCCAAGCATCACGACCAAGGCTACCTGTACGCAGACCCACGTAGCCGCTGGAACAAGAACATCCAAGCGTACAGCCACTATGCAGTGGTGATGGTCAAGGAGGCAGGAGTCACCTGGCTTGCGGACCAGCTTGGCATCACCACTATGAAAAAGGACGCTGCAGCATGACTCTGAACGCAATTACTCACGCCGTATGCGCGCTGAAACTGGTTCCATTGCACCTGAACCACCCGACCATCGTCAGTCGCTCGACCTTGATCGGCGCAACGTCAGAGGCACTAAGCATGCTGGACGGTTTGCCGCCTGTTACTGCCGAATTGGCGGAAGTATTTCGGGCTGTGGACGCTGTACTGCTTGAGGGTCAAGTCGCCTATGTGACCCCAACGCGCAGTCCCGAGCGGCCATACGGCGCAGTGGTGGCAGACGCAGAGGGCCGGCTTTGCGCAACGGCAACCGGCAAATCGAAAGAGGGTCTCGCGGAGCTGATTCGCCTTCAGTTGGTGCCCCAAAAGGAGGGGCACGGGGAGGACGCTGCGTGAGTGAGACGCTGAGTCAGTTGCGGGAAGAGTTCGCCACGCCCTGCCCCACGCTGGGCACTGTGCGGGAACGGTACTTCTCGCACATATCGAGTGATCGATACCTGCTCCGCAAGATCAATGCGGGCCGTATCGACCTCAAGGTTACTCGGCTGGGCGGATCGAATAAGGGCCAGCCAGTGGTGTACCTGCACGACCTGGCGGCCTATCTCGATGCACAAGCCAAGTTGAAAGCGGCCTGATTAAAAGGTGGTCACTGCCGTCCAGTGACAACAACCAGAGGCACAGGACATGAAACCCACGGACACAGCCGAGTTCATCGGCGAACTCAACGCAGGCGTCTTTGCCGACCAGATCGGTCACGCGCTCTCCGAGGTGGCTGCAGGCGTGGTCGACAACAAGAAAGTCGGCACCGTGACACTGACGTTTTCGCTCAAGCAAATTGCCGACAGCCACCAAGTAACCGTCAACCACAAGCTGGCCTACAAAGTACCCACCAAGCGCGGCAGTCGTAAGCAGGTCGTAGCGCAGGAAGTCGGCGAGTCAACTGACCTGGCCATCGGCAATTTCACCCTGGCTTAACCCTCACCACGCCTCGGCCCGCCGTCGTTCTCTCACCACCGATGGGCCTACCCAAGGACACAGCACATGCAAGCACAGCACATCATCATTCTGACCGGCCTGGTCGTCGGCTTTCTGCTCCTCACCGTATTATTTCAGAGAGCAATCAAACGAGTACTGCGCAGGTCGGTACAGAGGGGACAACAGGCACGGGTAACGGTAAAAAATATAAGCTCAATGAATTTCGACTTGAGTGATATTTCACGTCGTCCCCACACCAGAAATCAACTCGAAGCGTTGATTAAACAATTTCGGCAAGACGTACTTTTTCAAAAGATAAGAGGCGCATCGGTATGAGCGTCGCCAAAGTGATTGAGTTTGAAGAACTGCAACGGATCACCGGCTATACGAGACGAGCAGACGTTGAGAAGGCTTTACGAGGCGAAGGAATCAGAATATTCCTTGGAAGAAAGGGGCCTTGGACCACTGTTGACTTAGTGAACCAAGCAGGTGGGCTCAAGGCCATTGATCAAGAAAAGTATGATGCGGATATCGTATGAAGCGAGGAAGGAAGCGCCAGCACAACCCGAACATCCCAAAGTACATTGATCAGACCGCGATTCCCCGCGATGTCTATTTCGATCACCGGGGCTCGGGCCACTGGTACACGTTGTACTTCAATGAGGCAGGCCGACGCCAACGCGCTAATTTGTGCGCAGCAAACGTCACACTCTCAGAACTTCATCGCCTCGTAGAAGAGCGTAGCGGCGTGGATCGCGATAGTCTCCAATACCTATGCGATGAGTTTCACAGGAGCCAGCAGTTCAAGGAACTTGCAAAGAAGACTCAAGACGACTACTGCTACTCGCGGGACGTCCTGGTGGCCTACCCCACAAAACTGGATAAACCCCTGGGCGAACTCGCTGTGAAGAAGTTTACCCCGGCAATGGTCCAGCGGATCATCGACAAGATCGCCGAAGCTGGTACACCGTCGAAAGCCGCACATGCGCTGCGCTACCTGCGCCGTCTGATGCAGTGGGGGCGAAATCGTGGGTTTGTGACCGACAACCCGGCCAAAGGCATTGAGGCGCCCAAGGAACGCAAACAACGCCGTCTGCCAGATTCAACAGTGATGGTCGACCTGATCAAGTTTGCTCACCAGCAGGGACAGCTCAAGCGCGGCGAGAAAGGCGCGTGCTCGCCATACCTTTGGTATGTGATGGAAATCGGGTATCTGTGTCGCTTGCGCGGTATTGAGACGATCACATTGACCGACGAGAACGAACTGTATGAAGGTGTGCTGACCAACCGCCGGAAAGGCAGCCGGGACAACATTGTGAGGTGGACACCGCGTCTGCGTGCGGCCTGGGATGCAGCGAAGGCCGTCAGAACAGAGACGTGGCAAAGACTAAAGACGCCGGTTCCTTTCCGGGCAGATCAGCGCTTCCTGATCGTTTCCGCCAGCGGCGGGCAGCTATCCAAGTCGGGGCTCGACACCGCATTCCAGCGGCTGATAGTTCAGGCCATCGACAAAGGCGTCCTCACAGAGGCTCAGCGATTTGGAATGCACGACTTCAAACGGAAGGGGATCACCGATACGGCTGGGACCAGGGCAGATAAGCAGCAGGCTTCAGGCCACAAGGATGAGTCTATGATGGATGTGTACGACCTGAGCGTGCCAACCGTCAATCCATCTGCAGATTAGATCTCATGGATCCTGAGGAATCGGCGTATTTTGGGCTTTACTTGTGGCGAACCATCAAACCCCATACGCACTTGGGCGAACACGGCCTCCGTCACTGGATCGTCCGTGCTGATATCACGCGTCAATATTTGAGAGTCAATGCGGGCAACATCCATAACCGTTGCGCCTTCATACACAACCCAGCTAGGTTTTTTGACGAAGTCATGACAGCCGACATCGAGCACGCACGTAGGATCGTGATAAATATTCGGCTTTACGCTTGAAATATTAACTACCAGAACACAATTTTTCCCGTGCTCACCAGAGAAAACGGGGTCATTCATTACAATATGGAAGTGTGGTACAGGCCCCGTGAGAATCAGAAGCGTCCCTTTCCTAAAAGCATTCCCTGTCATTCACACCAACTGAAGTACCTTGAGCCGAAGCTTTTTGCGCTCTTGAAGCTCACGCGCCTGTTCGTTCGCTACCTCTACACCTCTTCCCAATGCCTGCAGAAGGGAAGCAGGATCGATAGGCCTAGAGGATCGGCCCGGATTCTCCCACTCAGGAAGGCAATCATGAGTGTAATCCCTGAGCTGGTAACGATCCATATGTCCAAATTTTTTCCACACAGACTCGAGAACGTCCAAATCAGCTTTTGAAAGCTCATCAAGCTCTTCCCAATCAGTGACGCCGCATTTCAGGCTCACATCGTATGTGTGAGTAGGGGACGTCACCCAATGATTCCAGCCATCGCTCGGAATTTTCTGTTTCATGAGATCAAGCGTGCGTGAAAGCACAGGCCCATGCTCCATGGAGACCATGCTGTCATCAGAGATTGGGCGATTGAAGCGATCAATAGCTTCGCGGTCGGAAAGATAGAGAAGCTTCATCAGCTTCAGATATGACATCGTCCCACCTCGGCGGCACAAAAAGAAAGCCGCCATTTGGGCTACCTTTTGATCGTTAAGCACCACGGTGTACCTCGCTCCCCCAGTCCTTGGGGCATTGTTTCGTTTGGATGCGGATTATCAGCTTCTATGTAGATTAGTCAAGCTTTTGATCCGCGGGTTCAGATGAGCAGTCAAGGGAATGCGCCATCCCGAATACTGTACATAAAAACAGTATAATTACCATGAAAGATCGACGTTCGGTATCGGTTCCCAGTACGAGAGCTGGTAATCGGCATCTATAAGGATATCGGTAGCTCCGAAAGAATCGTGAGCATAATCGCCCTCAAGAGGACTCCTGTTGGGCGTACAATAGCTCGGAAGCCCTTCGGATTATCTATGCTTTCAAAGCATATTCGCGTACAAAAAAACAACACAAC